CCCCGCCTGTATGATCGGCTTGCCCGCTGTGATGTCGTACACTTCCCAGCCGGCGTTGGCGAGGCCCGAGCGCTGCGGGTTGATCGCGTACGTGCGGCCGGTCGCGTTGTCGTTTTCCAGATGGAGCCACATCTGGTTGGTCGCACCGGCAATCTTCAGCCCGTTGCCTGTAGAACTACAATTGACTATCTCAGCGAACTGGCCTGCGGCACCGTTGACGATCAGCGAAGTCTGCCCGGTCGCCGAGTTGATCGTTACCGGCGCGGGCAGCGTCACCGGGGCCTTGAATCCAATCGTCGCGTACGGACTCGCGATGTTTCCGCTGACCAAGATGCCGTTCTGTCCCACCGCGTTCCGAACATCGCCGCCCTGCATCAGGTTGCCGATAACGCTCTTGAACCACTTCGGATCCCAGTCCTTCGGGATCGACGTTGCGATGCTGCTCGACGTCATCCCCGGCTTTGAGGCCAGCGTGATCGTCACGACTTACAGATCTCGATGTCAGCGTTCACGTCCACGAAGAACGCGGGCGTCGCCTCAGTGATACGCAGCTGCGGCACTAGCGATCGGTGCTGGCCGAGGTTCAACCAGTACGCGCGGTTGTCGGTGTCACCCGGCATGCCGAGCGTCTGGTCCTCGTCGCCGACCGAGTAGTAGGTCTGGCCCCAGTTGTCCGAGAGCAGCAGATCGATGTTGGGTGCGTTGCCCGGTACGAGCCCCTCGCCCATCGTCACCACAGCCTCAAGCCGGCGCACGATGATGCGCTTGTTCTGCTCGTAGATCGGCTGCAGCGTCACGGCGCAGATCATCTGGTTGTTGCTGCCGAACTCCGTGTTCACGGTCGGGTCGAGGTACCCGATCGTACCGGTCAGCGAGTCGCCGACCAGCTGCCGGCCGAAGCCGTTGTAGAAGCTCAGCACGCGGTACTGTACGTCCTGCCCGTTGATGATCGAGCTGAGGTCGAACCACTCTTCGGTCGTGCAGTCGTACACGAGCGTGCGGCCCATCAGCGGGATCGTCAGCACGTAGAACGGGTGCCCGTGCCACGTAGGCGCGAACGCGTAGCACCCCGCGAGGAGTCCTTGGTTCTGCGCCAGCTGTAGCACGCCCTCAACGCCGGGCTGCGAGACGCGCACGGGTGTTTGGCCGTTACGTCGTCTTACCGTCAGGTCGTTCGCGACCCAGAACGGGGTGTTATCTTGCAGCGTGATCGAGTAGGCGCAGTCCGGGTGCACGCCGTACGGCATGTACGTGTCGGCCGCTGCGCTGAACGGCGACCCGGTCGCGTTGCCGGTATTGATGAAGCCTTCCGTCGAGCGCGACCCGAACATGATCACCTCGCGGTGGTCCACGCACATCCCGTAGAACGGGTCGGTGCCGAACTGCCGCGAGAAGCTCGCCGCGGTCGTGAAGGTGATCTGATTGTTGCCAGAGACCTGCCGGCCGTCGTCGTTGAAGAACGTGAAGCTACCCTTGCCGCCGTTGTTGTTCGCGAGGAACACGATGAACGTGTCCACGTACCAGCAGTCGATCGCGCCGCCGAGCGTCTGGAAGAACGCCGAGTTCAGCGCTTGGAATGCGGTGCCGCCCGCGAACGGGGTGTAGGTGTAGCAGTTCGTGGTGCCCGGCACGAGCACCACGAGGCACGCGCCGTTGTCCGTCATCTTCACGAAGCCGGTGCCCGGGATCGGCGTGCCAGTGTTCAGCAGCGTCAGGATCCCGGTGCTGGCGACGGAGTAGAAGTTCTGGCCGATGACCGCGTACTGCGTCCCGGCCATCTCCCACATCCCGCGCACGGTGTCGCCGTTGATGTTGGTCTGCGCGAACGAAGATATCCCGGGCCAGCGCCGGAGCGCGGCCGGGTTGTTCTCGGCCTGACCCGTCTTGACCTCTTGCTGGCCGTCGGGCTGGAGCACTTCCGGGTAACAGCCGACCAGACGCTTCGAACTTGCGCGAAGGTCTTGGAGCTGGTACGAGGCGAGGGGGAGCGTTAGATTGGTGGTTGCGGCCATGTAGGTTACAACCAGTTCGGTCCACCCCACGGGCCGCCCTGCGGGCGGGACAGCTCGCCGAGGTCAGACTCCGCGAACCGTTGATAGCGCTTGTTTAAACGCGCGAAGGCGGCCGCGATCTGGCCGCCGAGAGTGAACACGTCCTCCGGGCTGACCGGCGGCGTGATGTCTTTGCCGTACGCCACCGCGAGCCAAGAGCACAGGCAGAGCTTGATGTCTGCGATGTCCTCGTCTCGGAGCGGGGCGGTACTGTTGAGGAGCGCGACCGGTTGCGGCCACCAGCCGATGCCACCCCAACCGTCACGCATCTGCGTGAGCATGTTGTCGTTGAGGATGGTGAGCGCGTTCTGACTCTGAGTCGATGACGGGTTACGCCCTTCGGTCGTGATACCGATCTTCTGGAACGCTTCCGAAATCAACTGCTGATTAGTCTGCGACACGCTGCACCTCTGAATAAGTGCCGGTCTCTCCCGACTGTCACGTCATTAATGCGCTGACGTTCACGCTTGTACGGATCTGGGTGAGGGCAGTCCGTACTTATTGGTCTTACAGCACACGGACCCAAGTACGCGGACCCGACCCGTTGGTGATGTCACCATTGAGCGAGTACTTGTACCGAGCAGTCGACCCAGCGGTGAGCGACGCCGCGGTCGTGCCGAGCAGCACGTCGCCAGTGTTCGCGTTCACCGCGGTCAGGGTGACCGTTCCGGCTGAACCGACGTAGTTGTGGATCTCTGCGTCAGCGCCGTCGGGCGGGTTAAGGGGCAGGTTTACCGTGATGCTGATCGCACCAGCCGGGGCAAGCACGAGCTTGCCCGTCTGCATGTTGATCGTCGCACCAGTCACCAGCTTGCCAGTAACACCGTTAACTGCGATACCCGAATAGAAGTCAAACGGGATACCCCAGCAATCACTGTGGCCGTAGACGTTACCTTGAACAGAAGCCATAGGAGTCTCCTTGTGGTTACGTTAGCTTAGGCCGGGAGTTCGATGTTACGCGCAGCCAGCTCCGGATAAGCGAGGACTGCACCTACAATCGAGTCAAGACGCGCCGGAAGCACGTCGTTGGACGGATCCCACTGCTGAGCGAAGCGGATGTTGTAACCTTCGAAGCTCTCCGCAGCCGTCATCTTGACGAGGGGGCTGAGGTCGAGCATCGGGGGGTTAGCGAACACGATCGCGTCGCGGTACCAGCCGAGGGACTGCTTGATCAGCTGACCACTGATGTTAACCAGCGGGCTGTTCGAAGCGGCACCGGCGACACCGAACACCTGAATCAACGCGCCAGAGCCGGGGACGGAGTCCACGTTCTGATACGCGCCGCCAGTGATGATGCCGGGGCTGATCGAGAGGGCGGCCATGTTACCACCCGAAGACGTGGTCGTGGTGTTAACCACGAACTGCTTCAGACGGCCCAGTGACGCCTTGGTCTCGGGATCGACTTCGTTCACGCCAGCGATCGTAATCACGTCGCCTGCGTTCAGAGTGTCAGAGCCCGCGTTCCAGCCGGTCGTGCTGAGCGAGAAGCTCGACACGAACGCGTTGCCTGCGCCAGTGTTCGACTGGCCGGCACCGTTCACGCTGGGGTTGGACGAGGCACTGAAGGTACCGACCACGTGCGTCGGCATCTTGGTGTTGCGGAAGCACACGAAGCCCGCAACCTTCTCCGCGATCACGCCTTCCAACCACTGGTCGGAAACCGTGCTCTCGGGATTGAAGAGACCCTTGTTGTCTCGCACGAAGAACCGCGAGGTCTGCGGGGTCGCGCTGAACGTACGCCGATCGTCTTCGGGGGCCAGAGCTTCCGTCAGGAACTGCTCGTTCTGGAGCAGCTGGTCGTAGGTCGCTGTGGTGTTATACGCGCCGGTGAACTTCGGTACGCTGTTGACCAGCGACGTGGTGAAGGCCTCCAAGCCAGCCGCGAGGCGGGCTACGGCGGGCTCAAGCACCTGCTCTTCGAAGTTGTTCAGCAACATCGCACGCTCCACCGAAGTGAAGTTGATGTCGACGCCGAGCTGCTGGTTGACCAGCAACGTGGCGAAACGCTGAACGCTGTTCTGCGCGTTCATCTGCGGGCCAGTACGGAGCATGTACTGGAACGGCAGACGGATCGAGAGCTGCTGGCCGAGGATGACCCCGTTGATCGGGCCCGGCAGTAAGCTCTGATAGTCGCGGTTCGTACGACCCGTGAAGTTGCTCTTGGCGTGGAGTAGTACCAGCGCCTTACGAGCGACCCACTGAGCCGTAATGAGTGAGTTAGCCATTTCGGATTGTCTCCGTTATTTCAATCCGCGCTGCCGGCGATTTTCCGACCGCGCGATCTGTTTCCTGTCCCGGTGCAGCCGAGCGAACTCGTCAATACTCATTGCTGGGTCTGACTCGTCGCGCTCTTGTGGCCGCCCGCCTGCGGGTGTCCGCTGCGGTGGGGGAGGAGCCTTGGTGATGGACTTCTTTGCGGGCGGCTTCGGGTCGCCCTGTGGATTCTTGCCGCCCTCTTTGGGAGGTGGCGGATTGCCGGACTTCTCGGTCTTGATGTCTTTGACCATCTCGCCGATGAACAGCACCTGATCGACCGGATCCATTCTGGCGACCTTTACCGCCATGTCTGTGTCCTTGCCGAACCGGTACAGGATCTCTGCCGTGTGCTCGCTGCGCGCGATCGCCAGTCCTGCCGCCGGGTCGAGCTGGTTGGCTTTCAGTACCCGGTTGTTGGTCACAACAGTGTGGAAGTCGGCGTGGTCTTTGGCGAAGGTCTTCACCTTCTCCGCGACTCCTCGTTCCAGATTCTGCTGCGCCGTTACAGTGGCGTTCTTTGCTACCGCACGCTGAGTTGCACGCTCAGCTCGTCTGTCAATCCACGCTTCTAACTTGGCCTGAAGCAGGTCGGGGTCGAAGTTTACGTCACCGTCCTCCATGCGAGGCATGGGGTCAGCTTTCTCTTCGGTCGCCGAGGGAGGAGGCGTCGCCGGTCGCGCAGACTCAGTGCTCTGGAGCCGCTGGAGTTCATCCTCCAGCTCCAGAATCCGAGCCTGTTGAGCGGCCGTCTTGTTTTTCGCCCACAGCTTCGTACCTTCCAGAAGGTCGTTAAGTTCCACAATCCGTTCACGCGCAGACCCCTTCTTTGGAGCAGGTTCCCCGCCCGACTCGTCAGTTGAAGTTGCTTCATCGGCGTGATCGACGTCAGCGGTGGATGAGTCCGCGTTTTCATCCGAAGTCCCATCACTGTCAGCTACGGGCTGATCTTCCGATGCGGCAGCATCCTCTTCGCCGGTGGGTTCAGCGGGAGGCGGCGGTTGCCCGGCTACAGCTGCCTCTTCTTCGGCTGCCGTGGCTGTTTTCGACGGTGTCGCTCCGTCGAACGGGTTCTTGTCGTTCGGCACCGTGGTAGCGGGTGCCTTCTCGTACTCCGCGAGGGAGTCGCGTGAAAATGTGTCGGCCATGGAGATCTCCAGATATACACGGCATACGCTGCCGCGAGGCGTGGATCTGTCTCACCAGATCGGGATCAGGCAGCCTTTTTCTTCGGTGCCTTCGGTTTCGCCTTAGCCATCGCCTTTGCGGCGGCAACCTTGGCCTGATTCATCGCGCTCGCGTGCTTCAGCTCCGCGGCGTGCTTCTCGTTCATCCGGCGCATGTCTGCGTCGTGCGCTGCCTGCTTGCGGCGCTCTTCAGCCTCGTGAGCTGCGGCCTCGCGGCCGAGATCGTGCGAGTGCTGCATCGCGGTGCGGCGCAGATCAAGCGCGTGCTGGTTGCCAGCTACCGCCATGTCGGAGGCGTGCGCCTGCGCGGCGTGCGCGAGATCCTGCTCGTGCTGGGCCTGCGCGTGCGCCAGCTCCTGCTCGTGCGACTGCTGGTCCTGTTGCATTTCCTGCCCCGCGGCGGCCGCTTCCGCCTGCGCGGCGAGCTGGTCGTTGCCGATGTCGTGCGCGAGCTTGATGTTGCCGAGATGCTTCCCAGCGACCTCGTACAGCTCCTTCTTCATGTAGAGCGGGCCCGCGCCGGCTTTGTGCGTGGCGACTTCCGCCTCCGCGGCCGTCTTCTTGAGCTTCGCCTGAAGCAGAGCCTGCTCCATCTTCTGGGCCTCTTCCTGAGGGTCGGGCCCCTGCGGCATGCTCTTCTTCTCTTCCTCCGTCGGTTGCACGATGCCCTGCTTGATGAGCGGGATCCGCAGCCGGCGGGACATCTCGATCGCGTCCGGGGTGTCGAGGTTCTTGACCAACAGGTCGGGGCAGAACTGCGCCACGGCGGGCATCGCTTCGGAGGCGTCGATCAGGGTCGCCAGCATCTCCTGACGCGCGGTCTGGTAGCTGGGGCCGATCGTGACGGTAACGTCGTACTCGCCTTCCTGCAGGTCGTTGATGATCTCGTCCTCAGCGCCCGGCTGGTTGATGTTGACGAGCTTCTCGACGCCGTCAACGCCAACGATCTGGACCACGCGGTGCGAGTCGTACACGAACGGGATCATGTCCACCATGATCTCCCACGTGAGCTGCAGCGCCGCGCTGAACCCGTCAACGAACTCGTACGCGCCAAGGTCGGACCGGCGCGTGTGCTGGACGAGGGCCTTGCCCGACACGCGATTCATATCCTCCGCGTTGCCGAGTGCCGGATCGAACATGCCGATCGTGGCCTGAATGTCTTGGATCGCCATCTGCGCGAGCGCGATTGCGCCCTGCGGCAGGTCGATCGGTTCCATGCGGAACGGCATGCCGCCGTTCGGTGCCTTCGGGTCGAGGTTGTACGGCAAGTACGGCCGCGACGCGACGTTGGCTTGCGCCCACTCCGTCTCGTAACCCTTGATCATCGCCGCGGTGACGAGGTACGGGGCCTTCGGAATGAGAGCGGCGCGCTCGATCATGTCCGAGCCGCGCGAGTTGTATGAGCGCTGCGCGTCCTTGGAGTGACGGATCAGCGACTGAAATTTCTTGCGACCCTCGATGTTCACGTACCGACCGGGGCAGCGAATCACGGGGATTCGCTTCCAGTCGTACATGATCGGGCCTTCCAGCACGTTCGTGCCGTCCACCTTGACCCACATGACCTTCCACTGGATAGCCTTGCGGATCATCGGCTGGCCGTTCGGATACTTCGCGATCCGGTCAGCGTGGTGCTCTTCCGCGGTGATACCCTGCTCTTCAAGGTGCTTGTCGAGCGCGATCTCTTTCGAGGTGACTTCCTTCACCTCGCCGCTGGTGTACTTCGCGATGCGCTTCTCGACCGGCACGCGCTCAAAATACTCCGCGATGCGGACCTCTTTGTCGGTGTACCAACCGTAGCTGTCGCGCGAGACGTTGAAGCTCTGGCCGTTCTCGTCCTTGTAGAGGGCCTTGTAGACGTCCTCGCTGATGCGCTCAGCGACGATGACTTGGTTCGCGTCGCCACCGCACGGGTCCGCGCACTGCGGATCCCAAATGACCGTCTGCGGGTTGCTGATGTTGATGATGCGGATCACCTGATCGAACGCACCCTTCTCGGTGCGATCGGTCATGTAGACCGGCATCACGCGCCACGCGCCGAACCCGCCGGCCACGGCGTACTTGTACTGTTCCTTGTAGATCGTGTCGGCGCGCGACGCCAGCTCGATCGAGCGGCACAGGCCGCCGAAGATGTCCGCTACGCCTTCCTTCGCGCCGTCAGACGCGGGTCGTACCTTGCCGGCCGGCCGAGTCTGGCGCATGTCCGACGTGACTAGGTTGATCGGACCGATAACGCGGTTGAATGTGTAGCACGGCTTGCCGCGCCGGTTCTGGAGCACCACCGGATCCCACTGCCCCATCGCCTCAGAGTTGTAGGCGAAGTTCAGGTCTTCCGAGTGCATACGCCGGTTCTCTTCCCACGCACCGGCGGCACGGTCGTAGAAGAGCTTGACGCGGGTCATAAGCCCGCCGTCGGTTGCGAGATCTTTGTAGCCGGGCAGGTAGTCGGTGGGCCGGCCCTTAATGCCCGGCACCTCGCCTACCAGATCCCAGTTGTCGCCGCTGTTGGTCGTCATTTACGTCGGCATCTCATCCAGAATGATGCGGATACCGTCGCCGATGTGCGCGCCCGCTGCCGTGTTCGGCGGGACGTACGCGGGTTGCCCGCTGTCCTGCCACTCCAGCAAAGGTTTGCCGTCCTTGTTCACGGCCGGCTTGTCGCCCTTCATCACCGGCTTCAGTGTCTGGTGACGCATGCGCATCTGGTTGCGGAGCGCGTTGTTCCGGAACTGGTAGTGCTGCGGCTTACCCTTCAGCTCGATCACGACGTTCTTCATGCCGTGCGTGATGTAGACAGTGGTGTAGCCGAGCGGTTCCTTCTTTCCGTCCGCGCCGACGCGACGGTAGTCGCGGTCCTGATCCAGCTCTTCGCGCGTGTGCCCGTCGATCTGGTGCTTTTCGAACTTCCAGTCCTTGCCCTTCGTGACAAGGTTACCGGCGACGCGCTCGACTTCGTGCGCGACCTGTTGACGGAGCCGGAGCCCGTCAACGTGTGTCAGTTTCAATGTGATGCTCACAAAATCTCCTCACCGCGCATTGCGCGAGCAATCAGGTAACGTGCCATCTCGTCTTCTCTCCCGTCCAACAGGTACATGACCTTCAGACGCTGTGATGGTCGGCCCCAGATCTTGAGCGTGCCGTCCGTGTCTACGAACAGCACCTGTCCGCGCCGACGGAACTCAAACTCTATCGCGTGTAGGGGAATCACCCACTCCACACGCCCCCCGGCATCGCCATGTCCGGGGTCCAGTGGAACCACGGCGTACCTCCCTCACCATCCGGCGGCACTACTGCGATCGATTTGCCGCTCATTACGTTGTAACGCATCGCGTCCATCAAGTGGTCGTTCTTCTTGATGACCTGACCCTTGTCGTCGCGACGGTACAGTCTAATTTCGCTGCGCCAGTTACGGAGCGTATTGAAGATCCGCAGCTGCTTGGTCGAGAGCATGTCCCAGCACTTCACTAGTCCGGGTACAACTGCGTTGTCAGCTTTCGTGACGTTAAGACCCAGTTCCCGATACACGTCGAGCAGTAACTCACCTGCCAAGCCACGGGCGGCTTGAGCGGCGGGA